TATACAGGTAGAGCAATAACACAACAAGATTTAACTTTGTTTTTAGATAGATTACCTTTCTATTCAGATCAAAGATTACCAGAGGGTGTATATACTGCACCTGATTTACAAGCTAATCAAAATTTTATAGTATTACCTAAACCTAATTTGGTTTCAGTAACTCATTTAAAATATTATAATAATGAAAATACAGCTTCAACATTTGCGGCAACTAATTATTATGTAGATACAACAAGCCAACAAGGTAGAGTAGTTTTAAAGAATGGATCAAGTTGGCCGACTGCTTCTGAATTAAGAAATGCTAATGCTTACGAAATAAAATTTAGAGCAGGATATGGTAATGCGGCAAGTGATGTACCAAAGCCTTTAGTACAAGCAATTAAAATGTTAGCTTTACATCTTTATGAAAATAGAGAAATAGCTACAAGTATGAATGTTAATCTTATACCTAATACAGTTGCAATGTTATTTGCACCATATAAAGTTCAAAGATTAAATAACTTTTTAGGAGCATAATATGTCAGTATCAAGAGTAGGTAAAACTAAAAATTTAATTACTTTACAGAATGCTGATTTAAGTACAGACAATATGGGTGGTTATACTACTGCTAGAAGCACTTATGTTACTGCTTATGCAAAGATGACACCAAAAGGTGGCAAAGAAATATTTTCTGATAAGACAGGGCGACAGATAGAAAACCCACACACATACGAGTTTCTTATAAGACATAATGGTACTAAAAATGCTATCAATACAAAGATGAGAATATTATTTGGAACTAGAACTTTTAATATAATTAAGATTAATGATGAGAATGATAATAATAATTATATTACTTTAGAAGCTATTGAAGATGTGGCAAACTAATGGATATTAAATTTAAAGTTTCTAATTTAAAAAAAGTTTTATCTCAAATGGATAAACTAGAAAAAGATATGGAAATACCTTTTCAAGAAATAGTAAAAGGTGGTGGACAGTTAATTAGAACAGAGGCAATTAAAAGTATTCAGACAGGTGCAAAGTCAGGAGTTATGTATCAAAAATATAATCCTCGTAGAGAGCATAGAGCATCTGCACCAGGTCAAGCACCAGCAAGTGATACTGGAAATTTAGTAAGTAAAATAATTGTTAAACAAAAAAGTTCTGATGTTACTAATGTAGAAAGTAATGCAAATTATTCTGCCTTTTTAGAATATGGTACAAGTAAAATGGAAGCAAGACCATTTATGTTTCCAGCTTTTGAAAAAAGTAAAAAACCAATTATTAATGCAGTATTAAATAGAGTTAAACAAAAAATTATGGAATATACTAAATGACAGATTTTGCAGTCACTTTACAAACAGCAGTATATAATGCGTTATTAGCAAGTAATCCTCTTACAACAAAGTTAGGAGGAAACAATATTTACGATTTTGTTCCAGAGGGAACAGCATTCCCATACGTCAAAGTAGGCGATCAGACTATGGTAGATGATGGAACCAAAGACAAAAAAGGGACTGATTTTACCCTTATGATTCATACTTTTTCAAGATATAGAGGAAGTAAGGAAATAAAAGAAATTATGTCATTAGTTTATGATGTATTACACGAGTCAAGCCTATCAGTATCAGGTGCTATGAATAATATGAGATTTGAGTTCTCTGATATAATAAAAGAAAATGATGGTTTAACAACACATGGAGTACAAAGATTTAGAGTTTTTGTATTGACAAATTAAAAAATAATTAATAAAAAATAAACAAGGAGAAATAACATGGCGGCACAAAAAGGTTCAGCATTTTTATTGAAAGAAAATAGTAGTGGAACAGCAGTAGTTATTGGTGGAATGAGAAGTACATCAATGTCTATTAATGGAGAAACAGTTGACATAACAGCAAAAGATTCAGCAACATTTGATGGAGCATCAGGAAACGATATTGGTAGAGCATTAGGTGCAAATATGGGTATCAGAAGTATGAGTTTATCTGCAAGTGGAGTATTTACAGATTCTACTGGAGAAAATAATGTAAGAGGTGCGGCATTTACTGGAGATTCATTAAATTATGATTTAGTGTTTGGAGATGGTTCAAATGTAAAAGGTAAATTTATAATTACATCTTATGAAAGAGCAGGAGAATACAATGGAGAAGAAACTTTTTCAATATCTCTTGAATCAGATGGTACAATGACTTACACGAATGCTTAATAACTAATAAGGAAAATGATATGGAATATACAGATGGGTTTAAAGTGATAGAAATAAAATTTCAAGGCGAGTCCTATAATGGTTTCTACAAGGTTACAAGAAAGGGTGTAGTTACTATCGAAACAAGAAGTGATATTCCTGTTAAACCCTATGACCATATCACTATTGGTGTTACTGAAATGATTGTTCAAAAGGTTGAAGTTTATTCTACAAGAGCAGAAATTACTTGCGAAGATAAAGATACAAGTGATATAGTTAAATCAAATAAGACTTTGAAAAAACTAAAAAAATCTGAACCAAAAGAAAAAACATTAACTGAACAATTAATAGAAAAGGACACTAATGGCGAATCAGTATAAAGGCGAAATCAAGGGTAAGCTGGGAGATAAAGAAAGAACTTTCAGACTTACCTTTGAAAGTATAGTTAATATAGAAAGCAGAACTGGTAAATCAATTTTAGACATAACTAATAGTATGAGTGCAAATAACTATTCTATGAAAGACATAGTTATTATTATGCACGAAGCATTAGCTGGTGCTGGTGGTAAATTTACACATGGAGCAGTTGGTGATATGGTTATGAAAGATGGTTTAATAAAAGTTGCTACTATATGTTCTGAAATACTTATGACAGTATTTACAGGCGAAAAAACACAAGAAGATTCCCCTTTAGTACAGGGGGAGAACGAGCAACAAAATACCCAATCCAGCAATACCTAGAGATAGGTCTTGGTGTATTAAGGTTCTCCCCAAAAGTATTTTGGGATTTATCAATAACAGAATTTATGTCAGCTTTGAATGGTTATCATTTAAAGAATGGCAAAAGCAAAACTAATAGTAATCCATTGGTTAAAGACGAAATGGAAGATTTAATGAGGCAATTCCCAGATTAATATTATGGCATCAAATTTAGCAACAATCAGAGTAGAACTTATTGCAAACGCACAGAAGTTTAAGACTAATATAGACAAAGCGTCTGGTGGTTTAAAAAAGTTACAAACTGCAAGTAAAAAAACTGGTAAAAGTGCTTTTGATATGCAAGGCAAGTTAAGAAATGTTGCAGGTTCTCTTGCGGCAGTTCAAGGTCCATTAGGTCCAGTAGCTGGTCGTTTAAATGCCATTGGTGCAATAATGGGTAGAGTTAGTAAAAGAGCATTAATATTTACTGGTCTATTTGTTGGTGCTGGATTAGTATTAACTAAATTAGTTAAGAATGTTACTGCTGTTCAAACGCAGATGCTTAAATTAGAGGGTATCTTAAAAGCAACAGGTGGTGCGGCAGGATTAAGTTTATCTGAAATAGAAAATTTATCTACTGAAATAGGTGTTGCAACTTTAGCATCAACTTCAAAAGTTAGAGATGCGGCAGGTATAATGCTTACCTTTAAATCTATAACTGGAGAAACTTTTAAAGACGCATTAAGATTAGCACAAGATTTAGCAGAAGTAGGTTTTGGAGATTTAAAAATGGGTGCTACTCAATTAGGTAAAGCACTTGAAGATCCAATCGTTGGTTTAGGTGCATTAAGACGAGTAGGTGTTTCATTTACTGATGCACAAAAAGAAATGATTAAAGTGCTTACTATGACTGGAAGAAAAGCAGAAGCACAAAGAATTATTTTAGATGCGTTAGATCAACAAGTAGGTGGTGCTGGTGTGAAAGCCGCAACTGGTTTAGCTGGTGCAGTAGATTCATTAAGAGAAAAACTTGATATATTTTTTGAAAGAAGCAAACTTGGTGTTGCAATAGTTAATGGTTTAACAAAATCAATTAACTTTTTAGCAGATGCCTTTGGAGATGTTGATATAGAAGCAAGTAAATTAACAACATTAAGACAAGTTACTGACGAAATTAAAGATATGAAAGCCGAAATGGAAACTCTTGATATTGAAGATGCTATTGGTGCTGATTTAAATGAGGGTACATTAACAAAAGATCAAGAAAGATATGCTGAATTACAAAAATTAATTAATGAACATAAAGTTCAATTAGATAATTTAATTGATAAAGAAAATAGAGATGCAAATAGACGATCTGCAATGGTTTCTAAACAAGTTCAAGAAGAACACATGTTGCGTGATTTACAAGAAAAATTTTCAAGAGATCATGAAAGAGATACTAATAGACAATTAGAAGATTTAGGAAAAACACAAGCTGAATTAAAAAATATAAATGATATAAGAAAAATTGAAGATAAATTAAGAAAAAAACTTGCTAGTGATGGCAAATTATCAGAAGCAGAAATAGCTATACAAATAGAAGAAGCTACTAAAGGAATATTAAAAAGAAATGAAGCACTTCAAACTCAAATTGAAATACAAGAAAGATTAAATAAAATTGCAGAGGGTACAGGAAGTATATTTGCAGGTGTTGGAGATAAAATCAATGATGCTATGATGAGAGGAAAATTAGGTACTCTTGATTTTAAATCTGTTCTTTTAGAAATGGTAATAGCATTACAAAAAATGATATTCAAAGTAATTGTATTAGATGAAATTCAAAGAAAAATAGAAGAAAGAATGAAGAAAGGTGGTTTAAGTCTAGGTGGTCTTTTTAAAAGTGCTGTTGGTGCGCTTATTCCAGGTGGTGATAAAGGAGTTGTTCCTGGAGAATTTGCAGGTGGTGGAACAGTACAACAAGGATCACCAACTTTAGTTGGGGAAAGAGGTCCAGAGTTATTTGTTCCTAATAGTGCTGGTTCAATTAAAAATAATTCAGATACTAAATCAGCTATGGGTGGTGGTGGTGGAGTTAGTATAGTACAAAATTTAAACTTTGCTGTTGGTGTTACTAATACAGTAAGAGCAGAAGTTATGAATATGTTACCCTCAATACAACAATCAACAATTCAAGCTGTTGCAGACGCAAAGCAACGAGGCGGAAAATTTAGTAAGGCATTCGGTAGTTAATTATGGCATCATACACACCAAGTTATCCTTTGACACTTCCTACTGTTACTGGAATTAAAACACAGAACTGGGGAATGGAAAGAGTAGTAGCTGTTACTGAATCTCCATTTACAAATCAAGAACAAGTTTTTGAACACGAGGGTGCACAATGGAAAGCTACCTTTACTTTACCACCTATGAAAAAAGATAAAGCCGCAGTATGGTTAGGTTTTCTTATGTCATTAAGAGGTCGTAGAGGAAGTTTTAAAATAGGCGATCAAGATAGAAAAACAATTCAAGGAACAGCAACAGGAACAGTTAGAGTTAGAGGTGCGGCACAAACTGGTAACTCTATTAATTTAGATGGCTTTACTGCAAATAGAGCAAATGTTTTTTTAGCTGGAGATTATATTCAAATAAATAGTTATCTTTATATGGTTAGTGCAAATGTAAGTGCTAATGGTAGTGGACAAGCCGCAGTTTTAATAGAACCATCTTTAAGAACAGGTATTGAAGCTATTAATGATGACACAACAGTAATTTATACAAACACAACAACAGTAATGAGATTAGATAGTAATGAACTTAATTGGGATACTAATACTGTAAGTGTTTATGGAATATCTTTTGCTTGTAGCGAGGACTTATAATGAACATATTAGATTTATTAAAAAAAAATTTTGTTTTAGTACCAGTTATAGCATCAATCCTTTTTGGAACTTTTACTGGTATAAAGTATATAGTTAATCTTACAGATACTATAAATGCTAATCAACGAGAAATAATAAAAATACAAGAAGTTCAAATAAAAGATTTGCGTAGGGATTTAGCTCACGAACAAGAAAAAATGGCAGATGTAAAAACTAGACTTGCATCAGCAGAAGCTACATGGCAGATGGCAGAGAATCTCTATAATGTACTCGCCAACACAGTGCGAGAACAGGGCTATGATATTAAAGACGTAGCTAGAGATTTATTAAACAATTAAAAAATAAAGGATTTATGGTAGATGATAATGGATTACAGATTTACAGCAATATTAATATTATCTATGTGCCTAATGGTTTTTTTTGTTAAACCTGCTTACCCTAGAAATGAATATCTTCAAAATGATGGATCACAATGTGTCTATGGAAGTGTAGATGTATCTATTACTAAAGCTGAAACCGAACAGGATTATCGTATTCCAAGCACTAGTGATTATGATAATAATAGACACGAATTAAGATTATCATTTAGAAAAAATTTAGGTTTATCTAAAAAAAATTGTGACTCACAAAATAGAATAAGAACAGAAAATCTTATATTAAAACAACAATTAGAATTATTAAAACATTGCAATAAAGTTAATGCTAATCCTAGTTATTTATATAATAAAAACTTTAAATCGTTGGCTTTAAAGTGTAAGGGTATAATATCAGTTAATGAAGAAGTTCTTAATAAGAAAGAAGAAGGAAATCATTGGGATAATTTAAAAAAAGAATATATGGAAAAAAATCCAGACGATTATATGGGAGAAAATCCTACAAAGAAAAAATCAAAAATACCTAAATACTTAACCGAAGAATTACCAGTACCTACAAATGAGTAGGTCTATATTAAAGATTATAGTTAAACTCCGAATGATGTACTGTGATATAAGAGGTCATCATGGTAAAAAATGGAACTATGAACCATCAGAACATTATATGGGTATGAATAAAAGGAAAAGAAAATGAAAGTAAGTGAAAATACATCAGTAAGTATGCCAGTTAAAAATATGATTGGTATTGTTATAGCAGTAGCTATGGGTGTGTTTGCTTATACAGAAGTTACATCAAGATTAACTTCATTAGAAACTTCAAGAGAATTATTTCAAGCAGACTTACTTAAAAAAAGTGAACAATTACCAACAGATCAAGAACAATTTATGTTGGTAGAAGATTTATATAAGACTACTGAAAAATTAGAAAAAAGAATTGATAATATGATGCACAATAAAATCAATATAGAATTTTTAAAGAAACAAACTGAAAAACTTTTAGAAGATGTAGAAAAACTAAAAGATAAAGTAAGACAGAATGGTAATGGACATGGTTGAGATAGTTGTAGCATTATTAATGATTGTTAATGGAGAAATCAAAGAACATAGAATACAAGAATCAATGTCACATTGTTTAAAAGCTAAAAGAATTGCAATGAGATCAGGCACAAGTCGTATAGATTACCAATGTATAAAATCAAAAGCAGAAACAGAAATATATCTTGGCGAAAAATCTATTGTAAAATTACATTTAAAATAAGAGGAAAAAATGATAGGAAGAATAAATAAACAAATAATTACCTATATGAAAGACGAATTAAAAAAAACTAAAAGAATGAGTTTTTTAAAAGATTTAAAAAAAGAAGTTAATACTGGTGCTAATGGTACTCAAAAATATGTTATTAAAAAAGGTGTCAATAAAGGTAAAATATTATAATTAATTAAGGAATAAAATGGCAAGAAATATAACAGATGCTTTTAATACAGCTATAACTAATAAAGTTGTTAGACCTATAATGGCAGTTGAATTAGACTTTAGTGATGGAGTATTAAAGATGTGGAATGGTTATGGAAATTTAACTATGACTGCTGGTGGTTCTTCAAAAACATTTACTGGTCAAGGAGATTTATTAGGAATTACTGGTATAGAAGAAAGTTCAACACTATCTATGAGTGGTATTACTTTAACTTTAGCAGGAATAAAATCTAGCTTAATTTCTACTGCTTTAAGTGCAGGATATACAAATAGAAATGGTGCAGTCTATTTAGGTTTATTTGATGCTTCACAAAATATTATAGCAGATGTTTATACTATTTTTAAAGGAAAAATGGACGTGTTAAATATTCAAGAAGGACATGATACTACTGTAATAACTTTAAAATTGGAAAGTAGATTAGTTACTTTTGAAAAACCATCAAACAGAATGTATACTTTAGAAGATCAACAAGTTGATTTTTCAAATGATGTAGGGTTTGAATTTATACCAGATTTACAAGACAAAGAAATAATTTGGGGAAAAGCTACAAGTTAATGCGTTTAGAGAATTGGAGTTCTAAATTAGAATTAATTATTGAAGAAACAAAAAATAAAGAAAAATTTATAAGAGGTAAGAATGATTGTGTTACCTTTGTTATTAATAGTATTCAAGCAATTACTGGTAAAAAAGTTTTTAATAAAAAATACACAACATTAAAAGAAGCAAAAAAAATAATTAAAAGTTTAAAAAGTAAAGATTTATTAGATATAGCTTTAAAGATAGCTAAAGAAAATAATTTTAAAGTAGTTGATATAGATAAAGCACAAAAAGGAGATGTTTTTTACTATATTGATACAACAGATTTAGATGGTACTTTAGGAGTCTGTATCGGAGAAAATGTTATGTTTAATTGGAAAAAAGAAATAGCATTAATACCAAAAAATAATTGTAAAATAGCTTGGAGAATTGAATAGTGAAAATTTATAAAAAAATAGTTTATGATAAAAATGACAATATCATAGAATCAGAATCTTATGAATATCATGGTGAAGTATCACAAGCTGGTGGATCAGTAAAAAAAATTATTATTATTGCGGCAGTAGTTGCGGCAGTAGTTGTTTTTGGTCCAGCGGCACTTGCAAAATTTCAAACATTAGGTCCTCTTACCCAAAGAATATTGATTTCAGTTGGTACATCTCTTATTGGTGGTCTTGTTGGTCAAAAACTTGCACCCAAGATTGATCCCCCAAACTTTGGTACTCCTTTAGAATCAGGAATAACAGTTACAGCAAAAGCACCTACTGCTCCTTATAGAATTGTATATGGCTCATCAAGAGTTGGTGGGACTATTGTTTATGCAGAAACAACATCTAATACAAATGAATTTTTGCACATGGTTGTTGTTCTTGCTGGACATGAAGTAGATGATATACCAACTATTTTTTTAGGAGATGATGCTGTTGCATTAGAAACAAGTTCTAATGATAGTAATGGTATTCCTATCTTTACACCCACAAGTAGTGATAAGTATAGTGGTAAATTAAGAGTTAAAAAACATTTTGGTGATCCTGCACAAGTAGCTGATGCTAATTTAGTAGCTGATGTTACCCAATGGACAACTAATCATAAAATTAGTGGAAAATCATACTTGTATCTTAAATTTACATTTGATAAAGATGTATATCCTAATGGTGTTCCAAATGTTTCAGCAATAGTTAAGGGGAAAAAATTATATGATCCAAGAGCAACTAGCTTTACTGCTTCTTCTAGCACTGTATCTACATCTGCTAACACTATTACCCTTTCTTCGCATGGACTTTCTACTTTTGACAGGGCTACTTATAACAATAACAGCAACACTGCTATTGGTGGTTTAAGTAATGGCACAACTTATTTTGTTATAAAAGTAGATGCTAATAATATTAAGTTAGCAACTAACTATACAAATTGTGTTGCAGGAACTCCCATTAGTTTAACTTCAGTATCAGGAAGCACTACTCAAAAATTTAATTTTACAACTTTTTCAGACAATCCTGTTTTAGCTACAAGAGATTTTTTAAAAGATACAATTTATGGTTTGCAAGTAGAAGATGTTGAAATAAATGATACAAATTTTATAGCAAGTGCAAATACTTGTGACGAAACTGTTACTGTTACAAATCCATCAGGAACAGAAAAAAGATTTACTTGTAATGGTGCTTTTCAACTATCACAATCTCCTAAAGTAATTATAGAAAATTTAATGACCACTATGGGTGGTTTTTTAATTTATTCAAATGGTGAATTTAAAATAATACCATCTGCTTTTTTATCACCAACAGTTACTTTAAATGAAAGTAATTTAAGAAGTGGTATATCAATTAATAGTAGAGTAAGTAAAAAAGAATTATTTAATGCTGTTAAGGGTTTATATTCTGAACCAGCTAATGATTTTCAACCACAAAATTATCCTATCTTAACTAATTCAAGTTTTGAATCAGAAGATAATAGCGAAAGAATTTATGCTGAATTTGATTATCCTTTTACTAACTCTAGTAGAATGTGTCAAAGATTATCTAAAATTCAATTATTAAAAGTTAGACAACAAATATCTTTTTCAGCATCTTTTGATATGGGTGCTTTTAAATTAGATATTGGAGATACTGTTAATATTACAAATGCAAGAATGGGTTTTACAAATAAAACTTTTCAAGTATTAGAGTGGGGTTTTACTATTGATGGAAATGATGGTAGCTTACAAATAAGTGCTAATTTTAAAGAAATTGCTAGTGCTGTATATGATTTTGCTACAAGTGATTATTCAACTATTTCAAGTGATAAAGCTACAAATTTACCTAAATCAACTTCTGTATCTCCACCAACTGCAATTACTTTAACTGACGAATTAGTTGCTTATAATGATGGAACTGTAATTGTAAAATTGGTTATTGAATTAACTGAAGCAACAGATAATTTTACAGAATTATATGAAATAGAAATTAAACAAGATACTGATGCTAATGGTACAGCATTAAGCCCTGCTGATAGTTTTAAAGAAATTGGTAGAGGTTCTAGAACCAAATATGAGTTTTTGAATGTAATTGATAAAGCTACATATTCAGTAAGAGCAAGAGGTATTAATATCTTTGGAGTTAATTCTTCAACTATTACTGCAAGTAGAACCATTATAGGACAAATAGCACCACCATCAGATGTGGAAAACTTTGCTTGTAATATAGTTGGTAAAGAAGCTCATTTAAGTTTTGATCCTGTTCCTGATTTAGATTTATCTCATTATAGAATTAATTATAGTCCAGCTACAAGTAATGCTGAATGGCAAAACTCTATTGTATTAGTAAAAAAATTATCAAGACCTGGTACTTCAATCGTAGTTCCAGCAAAGACAGGTACATATTTAATTAAGGCAGTAGATAAACTTGGTAATGTATCTATTAATGCTACACAAATAGTTACTCAAATAACAACTATTGGTGATTTTACAGATTTAATTACACAAAATGAAAACCCAAATTTTTTAGGTACTAACAGTGATACAGTAATATCATTTTTAGAAGATGGTTCTAAAGCAATTATATTAAAAGGAAATCAATTATTTGATGATGTATCAGGTAATTTTGATTCTATTACACAAACTTTGTTTGATGGTGGAGAAAACGCAACAGTTAAATCATCAGGTACTTATGCTTTTTCAGAAACTATAGATGCTGGTTCAATTGTAACAACACAAATAACAGCTACATTAGAGCAACAAGTTACTGATAGAGCAAGAATATTTGATTTTGTATCAGGTGATTTTGATGATCAACCATCTAACTTTGATGGTGATGCTAATACACAATGTTCTTCTGAACTCCAAATATCTGTTTCAAATGATAATTCAACTTTCTCAGCATTTCAAGATTTTACCATTGGAGATTATACAGGGAGATTTTTTAAATTTAGAGTATTGTTAACATCAGATAATGGAACTGCTACACCAATAGTAACAGCAGTTGGTGTGGTTTTAAGATTAGAATCATTTGTTAACTCTCAAAATGATTTAGCATCAGGTACAGGTACAAAATCAGTAACTTATCCTAGAGCATTTAGATTATTAAATAGTATTGCTATAACCTTGTCTGTTCAAAATATGGCATCAGGCGATAAATATGCAATAACAAGCAAATCAACAACAGGATTTAATATTGCTTTTCAAAATAGTGGTGGATCAGGAGTATCAAGAACATTTGATTACCAATCAAAAGGTGTATAATCTATTGTTGATTATTTAACAAACATATGATAAACGAACCAAAAGGATTAATATAAAATTATGGCAACTCACGATTATGTAATAGCGAATCAGGGCTTTCCCTCTTTCAGATCAGATTTAAATTCTGTACTTCAAGCAGTAGTATCAAATAATTCTGGTTCATCTGCACCAAGTACAACTTATGCTTACCAAATGTGGTATGACACAGCAAATAATATTTGGAAAATGAGAAATGCTGATAATGACGCATTTATTACTTTAGCAACTTTTAACCAAACTAACGATACAGTAAATTTTAACGATTCTGCGGCAACAGTTGCAGGTATATCTACATCAGCAAGTGCTACTGTTCTTACGTTAGCAAATGGTTCGGTAGCTATTAATCCAGCAGGACATGTTTCAGTAGGTGGTGCGGCAACTCAAGCTGGAGAAGTAAGATTTTTAGAAGATACTGATAATGGTTCAAATTATATTGCTTTAAGAGCAGGAACTTTATCTGGGAATGTAACTTTAACTTTACCTACTGCGGCAGGTAGCAATGGAGAATTTTTAAAAACTGATGGAAGTGGAAATTTATCTTTTGCAAATAATTTAGTTTCTGATGGAACAAATTTGGTGGTTACAGGAACTGTTACAGCACAGGGTGGACAATTATCAACAACAGGAAAATCTTTTGTAATGGGATTTTAATTTAGGAGAAAATAAATATGGCAAGTGAGTTAATGAAAGTAAAAATGGTAGCAGGAGTTTCCAATAGTGAAAATGATGTATTAACAGTAGCAAGTGGACACACTTACACAATTCTTAATATGTCTATATGTGAAACTGCAGGAGCAGCAGAAACTTTTGATTTATATATTAGAGATAATGCAGGTGCTAATGATTTTGAAATTTATTCAGATCAACCATTAGGTGCAAACGCAACATTTGAACACACAACAAGATTAGTTTTAGAAGCAGCAGATGTTCTTTCAGTTAAACTAGCAAGTGCTGGAAATGTTGATGTTGTTATTAGTTATTTAGATCAAACATTATAGGATTATAAAACACCATGAGTGGACTGGTAAAAGACAATATCTTTAGATCGTCTGGAAGTATAGTTGAAGCCGCAGGTGGTTTAAGTTGGCAACCAGTTGTTGTTGCCCCAACAGGAGCAACCCTTACAGTAACAGTTCAAAATGTTGGTGGTTCAAATTATTATTATATTAATGGAGTTAGACAAGATACTTTAAGTCTTAAAGAGGGTTTTACATATAGATTTGACCAAGCAGATAGTTCTAATAGTGGACACCCATTTAGATTTTCAACAACAAGTAATGGTACACATGGTGGTGGTTCTGAATATACTACTGGCGTTACAACTTCTGGAACACCAGGAAATGCTGGAGCATATACTCAAATAGCTGTAGCTGTTGGTGCACCTACTCTTTATTATTATTGTACTAATCATAATTATATGGGTGGAACAGCAAATACAGTAAGTGCATCTGTATCAGTTAGTGCTGGTAAAGGTTATTTCGTTAATACAACAGCAGGTGCTATTACTATTGAACTTCCAAGTTCTGCCGAAGCTGGAGATCAGATTATATTAGTTGACTATGCTAGAACATGGGGAACTAACTCAATTACAATTGACAGTAATGGTTTGAACTTTCAAGGAGAAGATGACAGTTATACTGTTGATTACGACACAGCTGGTCAAAGTTTAAATCTAGTTTACTCTGGAGCAACAAAAGGTTGGACTCCATCATCTGATATTGTAAATGCTTTAGAACCAGTTGCACCAGCTATTCAAAGAGGAATTTTTGCTTTTGGTTATGCTGGGGGTGTAGTTAATACAAGAAATTTAGTTAGTAGTAGTGGAGTAGTTTCTGCCGATGCTAGTGGTGCTGGAACTGCTAGATATTCTATGGGAGCTTCTACATATGGTGGAGATAAAGCAATCTTTGCATTTGGTAATGTTAGTGGTACTGCAACAAATTTATCTAATTTAGTAAATAATAGTGGTGTAGTCGGAAATGATGTAACTGGAGTAGGAACTGCTAGAGCTAATTTTGATGCAGCTGGTTATGGTGGCGATAAGGCAATATTTGCTTATGGTAATACTTTAGGTGGAGATAATTATGTTTCAATGTCTAATTTAGTTTCTAATCAAGGTGTTGTTGCAACTGATGTAACTGGTGTTGGTTTAGCTAGAGAAGAATTAGCTGCTTGTTCTTTTGGAGATGGTAATGCAATTTTTGGTTATGGTATGAATAATACAGCTAGTGATTATCAAAATATAACCAATAAAGTAAATAGTTCTGGTGTAGTTGCTTCAAACACAACTGGTGTAGGTACAGCTAGAAAAGATTTAATAGCTGCAAATTATAGTGATGGTACTGTTGGTATGTTTATTTTTGGAGAAGCTGGTGGTTATAAAAGTATAAGAAATTTAGTAAATAGTTCAGGAGTGGTAGCAAATGATAGTTCAGTAACTGGAACTGATGCTGGTACTGGTTCTACAAGATATGGTGGAGATAAAGCGATTATTGCTTTTGGTAGAACTGCTAGTGGTGGTGCTGGATTAACTAATGGAAGAATTTTAATATCAAATACTGGTTCAGTAGCTGGTATTGTAAGTGGTGCTGGTACAGCTAGAAATGGTCTTCGGGCAGCAGGGTATTCATATAGTGCATAATATGATAAAATTATTAAGGAAAATATTATGAGTGGAAAAATAGTAAACAACGTATTTAGAGCTTCTGGAGTTATAGCACCAACTGCTGGGGGATTAAGTTGGTCAAGTGCTGTTATTACTGGTTCAACTTTAACAGCTAGTGCTGGAAATGGATATTTTATAAATACAACATCAAATGCTTGTACTGTAACTTTGCCTAGTTCTCCTGAAATTGGAGATCAAATAGTCTTTGCTGATTATGCAAGAACTTGGGCAACTAATAATTTAATTATAGATTCTAATGGAAATAATTTTCAAGGAGAATCTGATCTTTATACTGTAGATTATTCTACTGCTGGACAATCACTTAACATAGTTTATTCAGACGCAACCAAAGGTTGGCTACCAGTTTCAGATGATGCTGTGGCTGAAGCACCTGTTGCACCAGTAACTCAAAAAGCTATTTTTGGTTATGGTTTAAATAATAGTAATGCCGCAGTTTCCATGACAAACCTTGTTAATAGTTCTGGAGTAGTAGCAAGTGACGTTACTGGAGTAGGTACAGAAAGAAGTAAGTTAGCGGCATCAACATACGGAGTAGATAAAGTAATTTTTGGTTTTGGAGATAGTGGTAGTGTTACAGGCATAACTAATTTAGTTAACAATTCTGGTGTAGTAGCTTCTGACACTTCTGGTGTTGGAACAGCTAGAAGTGGTTGTGGAGCATCTTCATATGGTTCTAGTGGTCAGGCAATATTTGCATTTGGTACTACTGGAAGTATAACTAATTTATCAAATTTAGTTAATAGTTCTGGAGTTGTTGCTAGTAATACGAGTGGAGTAGGAAGTTCAAGATTAGGTACTGATGCCACTACTTATGGAGTTGGTTTAGCAATTATGGCTTATGGTACTGCTAGTGGTGGAAATAGTGCAGTTAGTAATAAAATTAATAGTAGTGGAGTTGTTGCTTCAGATACGTCTGGTGTAGGTACAGTAAGATATGAACCTGGTGCAACTTCTTATGGGGGAGATAAAGGTTTATTTGCATATGGTTATGGTGGTGGCAATCTTAATGTATCAAATAAAGTTTCAAATACTGGCACAATAGCTAGTGATACAAGTGGTGTTGGTACAGCAAGACATGGTGTAACTGGAGCTGGTTATGGTGGAGATAAAGGAATACTTGGATTTGGTAATGCTTACCCTAATAAACTTGGAATGACAAATTTAGTTTCTAATTCTGGTGTGGTTGCAACTGATACATCAGCAGTAGGTACAGGCAGATTTGCTCCTGCGGCTGGGGGGTTTTCATTAAGTGCTTAACAATATAAAAGATTATAGAATAAAATTATGAGTGGAATAGTACAAAACAATATATTAAGAAGTTCAGGAACAATAGCTGTAAGTGCGGCTGGTCTTAACTGGGTTGATACAATTATTACAGGATCAACTGCAACAGTTGAAGCTGGTAATGGATATTGGGTTAATACGACTTCTAACACTTGCACAATCACTTTACCTAGTTCAGCAGAAAAAGGCGATCAAATTGTTATTATAGATTATGCTAGAACTTGGGGTACAAACAAAATTATAATAGATAGTAATGGTTTAAATTATCAAGGCAATCCTGATACTTTTACAGTAGAATACACAACAGATGGTCAATCAGTAAACATTGTTTATTCTGATGCAACAAAGGGTTGGTTGCCATTAGAAGATGATGTAACAGCTTTAGAAGCAGTTTATCCAGAAACTCAAAGAGGAATATTTGCATTTGGTAGTGATGGAAGCCAAAATTTAGGAATGTCAAATTTATTAGGAAGTAATGGAGTAATAGGATCAGACGTTACTGCTGTTGGTACATATAGATGGAAAATGGCAGCAGCAACATATGGAAATGATAAAGCTATATTTGGATTTGGAGAAAATGCTAGTGGTCAAGATGTTGGAGTAACAAATTTAATAAGTAATTCTGGAGTTGTAGCAAGTGATGTATCGGCAGTAGGAACTGCAAGAGATGATATTGCTGCTACTGGTTATGGTTTAGATAAAGCAATTTTTGCTTTTGGTAAAACACAAAATGGTAATGTTACAGGAATAAGTAATTTAGTAAATAATTCTGGTGTAGTGGCTTCAGATGTATCTGCTGTGGGAACAGCATCATCTAATAAAGCTGCTGTTGGTTATGATAGGGATAAAGCATTATTTGCATATGGTGCAACACAAGATGGTACTGGTTTAAATCAAAGAAATTTAGTTAATACTTCTGGAGTTATAGCAAGTAATGTAAGTGGTGCTGGAACTGCAAGAAATGCTTTAGCTGCAACTAA